GTCGCGCCCGTGGCTCCGGTCGGGCCAGTGGGGCCTATTGCGCCGGTCGCACCTGTAGCGCCCGTGGCTCCGGTCGCGCCGGTCGGGCCAGTGGGGCCTACCGCGCCGGTCGATCCGGTTGCGCCTGTAGCGCCCGTGGCTCCGGTCGGGCCAGTGGGGCCAGCAGCGCCGGTCGCGCCAGTTGCGCCCGTAGCTCCGGTCGGGCCGGTGGGGCCGGCAGCGCCAGCAGCGCCGGTCGCGCCAGTTGCACCCGTGGCTCCGGTCGGGCCGGTGGGGCCGGTTGACCCTGTAGAACCAGTCGCGCCAGTAGCACCCGTCGTTCCTGTCGCGCCAGTGGCACCCGTCGCGCCAGTAGGACCAACCGCGCCAGCAGCGCCGGTCGCGCCGGTTGCACCTGTCGCTCCTGTTGCGCCAGCGCCACCGCTGCCTCCGCTTGGGCCGGTCGCGCCAGTCGCGCCGGTGTCGCCGCCAGCTTCATAGACCCGCCACTTGTTGGCGAACCAATACGAGACGGTGGTCGTCTCGCCCTTCAGCAGCGCGGGGCGCACCCACAGGTAGTTGGCGTTGCCTTCCGGCTGCTCGCGCTGGACGATGATGCGCCCGGCAGCCGCGTTGCCGCGCACACCCGTCATCATCTCGACGATGCGCTTCAGGTCTTGAACGGCGCGCAGCAATGCAGCGCTGTTCTCGCTCGGCTCGTGGATAGGGCCGAACTCGTGCATCACATGCCTCGCAGTTCCTTGGAGGTCGTCGCGAACTGTAGACACTCGATGCGCGGGCCGCCCGAGAGGAAGCTAGTCGTGATCTCGAACTGATAGAACAGATAGAGTTGCCCGGCAGGTAAACGGAACTCCTGGCCCGACGGAGGCAAGTTGAGTGAATAGACGAGCGTCATACTCTCGGGGTCGTCGGTCGGCGTCGCGTACACGTTGAGCGTCGCAACGGCGTACGGCTGCCGCGGCGGCTTTGAGTGGAACGCGACACCGACGCCGAGGTTCGTCGGAATGTCCATGCGGTAGATGCGCGACTTCCACCGGTACTGGTCTTCGTTGGCGTTCTCGGTCATGTCGATCTGGTAGACCGATCCGCCACGAATGACGAGCACTTCATCCGACCACGGGTCTTGGATCACGTTGTACGTCGGAATAGACGACTTGAGAATGTTGAAGGCGATGCGCGCGTCGTTGAACTCGATGATCGCACCGTTGACGGTGCCCGAGTAGTCCATCAACTCGAACGCAGTATTCTCGAACGCCGTGCTCTCGAAGCACCCCTCACCGATGCCGGAAAAGCAGTAGTACGCCCCGTTGAGGATCGCCGCGTTCAGCCGCGCCAGCGTGATCAACTTCTGCCAATTCTCCTGGGCGAGCAGTCCCTTGGTGGCGACTTGCGTGCCGCCGGGGGCAACGAGGATCAGGCCGATGGCGGCGGCGTAGTAGACGCCTTGCGGCGTCGACACGATGGAGCCCTTGGAGACACAGGGGTACGGCAGCGACGAGATGCGCGACAACGCCATGGCGTCGGGGCGAATACCCGTGCAGGTATAGGGCGCACCTTCAGTGCAGATGACCGCAGTCTGGCCGACGACACCAATGCCGACGATAGGGAAGTCGACGTGAAGGTTATACTTTGCCGGCCACGCATGCGGCCGATACGGTTCGCAGAACCACAGTTCGTTGTCGCGCCAGCCGATCAGGATGCCGTTCGGCATCACGGTGAAGCCTTCCAAGTCTTCCGGCGGCGGGTCGTAGTCCTGCGAGGTAAGCTGTTCGTTGAGCGCGACCGTCTCTGACAGCGCCGTGTCGTTATAGCTCGTCACGTTGACGGCCACTTCAGCGACGAAGAAGAACACGGCAGCGCCCTGGTCGGACGTCACCGTGCGGTAGATGCGCTTCTTCGTGATCTCGCGTTCGATCTTGGTCGCCTTGCCGCCGGACGAGTAGGCGCTGAAACCAGACGTGTCGATGTCCAGCTTGTAGTGGTCCGCGTCGACGACTTCGATCACCGTGCCATACAAGCCGTTGATCTGGGTCATACCAGCGACGTCTTGGTGGTAGATGCGGTTGCCCACGACGTAGCTATGACCCACGCAGGTAACGACGCCGTTTGCTGCCTGGGTAATACCGGTGATGTTCTTCTGGGTCGGGCCGCGCGAGGTCGGTTCGTCCGGCATGGTGACGGCCCAGGTGTCGTCGACCTTACCAGTGATCGAGGCGGTCGGGTCCGACGGCGGTCCTTCCTCGCCGAACGTCGTCACGTACGTGAACACGTACGAGCGCGTCTCGGTGGTCGACGACACGCCGCCCGACGGCGTCACGCTGATCGTGGTCGTCGGAGCCGGCACGCCGAGCAGCAGGTCGGCGATCTTCGGATCGTTGGTAAGCCGTTCGAGAGACGTGTATCGCGGCGCAACGAGTGGGGTGTCGCCGCACCAGTAGTAGGTGTGCTCCTGGGTGTCGACTGTCGGGTTGCGAACGACCGACACGTTCAGGCCGTCGAACTCCAACCAGACGGACGTCGGGATGTTGACGGCGAGCGGCCCGGCCAGCGGGATGCGATAGACCGACCGGGCGTTGGGGTTGTCGAGGACGTGGACTTCTCGGGGCACGCGCATGCCGCGCAGGCGGCCGTCGTACAGCCAGACGTTCTCCGTCTCGGTTGCGTGGTTCTGCGGCAGCAGCCGGGCGTCGATGGCGGGGATCATCCCGCCAAACGTCTCGATTTTGATCTGGGTGCCCGGCCGCGCCATCGTTACCCCCGCAGGTTAGGACGGAGCATTGTAGCTCAGATCGTTGGGCTCCGGGGGAAGGTTCTCGTGCAGCCGGCGCGCCTCGTGCATCTGCTGGATCATCCGCCCCCGGTCGATTTCGGCCTGTCGCCGGGCGACGGCGTCCCGGCCAGCCTGCTGTTCGGCAGTCGTGCGGGCGTTGATCGCGCTCGCAGCCAGGGCGGCCACGTCGACCACCTCGTTCAGCACGTCGGCCGCCAGCGTCTCGCGCCCGGCCTGAAGCTCGGCCAGCGTCTTATCGCTGACGGCGGCCGGTTGCGGCAGGCGGTCGGTTGGCACGTCGGCGCGAAGTTCGACCGGCTCGGGGGCCGGGCCGAGCGAGTTGATGATGTCGTCGGCGGACATCGGCGCGTTGCCCACGGAGACGGCGAAGGCCGCCGGCGGTGCGGTCGGTTCGGCGATGCTGATCGGGGTATCGTCGGCCGGCGGGGTTTCGGGGGTATCGGTCATGGTTGCTCCTAGATGACGCCAAAGTCGCACGACGTCTTTGCGCGGTGGCGACGGGCCACCTCCCAGCCGTTCGCCGAGCCATCAGTGTTGGTGTTGCCTTCGATGGTGACGAACGAGCCGTCTCGGTTGTCCTGCATGACGATGCCGACGTGGATGTAGGGGATGTCGCGGCCACGCAGGAAGAACATGGAGCCGGGCGGGATCGGATCGGGGCTGCCCCCGGTCACGAGTTTGCCGGCGGCGCGCGCCTCGTTGGCCACCCACGGCACGTAGCCGGACATGCGACCGTTTTCGTCGCAGAGGGCGAACGGCACGGCCTGAAGCTGCATGGCTCGCGCCGCGTCCATCCAGACGGTCGAGGCGAAGTTCTGGCACCACGCCTCCTGTCGACCACGGCCGAAGTGGCGCACCCACGGCCCGCGGTTGTCGCCGCCGGCTTCGCAGGGGTGCTCACGGTAGTAGGCGTTGGCGATCCGGCAGACGTTGTCGCCGAAGGTCTTGTCGACGATGGACGGCACGGCGGTCGCGCGGTCGAGCGGGGCGAGCAGCGTGCAGTAGGTGCGGAGGTCGATCTCGGGCGTGTCGCCCAGGTTGTGGGCCTTCTTGAACGCGATCAGCGCCGAGCGCGTGGCCGGGCCGAACGCGCCGTCGCAGTCGGTCTTCCAGCCGTGCAGACTCAACCACTCCTGGGTCCGCTTCACCGTGAGGTCGGGCGTCTGCATCCCGGTGCCGAACGGGATCGGCAGCTTCGGGAGTCGTTGCTCATCGAGATACTGGGGCAGGACGATCTTGTTGCTCATCGTTCACCTTTGGGGGGTTGTTGTACCAGTCGCGCCACCCGTTGGCAGCGGCTCGGCACTGGCGGCCGATCACAATGGCCCCGAGCGCCCAGGACAGCATCTCTTGGTCGTCCCGCCAGTCGCCGCCGGCTGTTACCTGCGCAGGTTGGGCGGGCTCGGGCGGGCAGGCACTATCGGAGTTGAGTGCTTCCGGCGCTCGCCGGCTGTAAAGCTGTGGGGGCGGTGGGGGGCTGCTGGCGCACGCCGCCAGTGAAAGCGCGAACAGCGTCAGTGCGAACGCAGTCACGGGTCGAGCCCGTACGTTGGATGGCGGCATTGCTCTGTCCTATCGAGAGGCGAAGCTCGCTGACGGTGTTGGCGAACTCCTGCGAGAGACTGAGATTGCGCCGGTCTTCCTCCGTCTTGAAGTCGATGATCTGCTGCTTCGCTGCTGCCACCTGCTCGGCTGCCTTCGTCCGCTCCTTCTGAGCGTCGAGAGTGAGGCCGGCAACTTCGAGCTTCAGGACGGCGACCCACACAGCCAGCAGGGCCAGGGCGGCCCAGTACCAGTTGGCGAGCAGCGTCTTGAACCACATGGGGCACCTACGAAGAGAGCAGGCGTCGGTTTCGGAGCGCCAGCGCGTCGATGATCAGTGGGTCGAACTCACCCACGAAGATACTCGGATTGTCGGTGATACCATAGTCTGGAGTATCGAGGTGGTCAATCGCCCGACGGTGCCCGTTCTGGATGCAGACGCGCGTCACGTCCCGGTAGAGGTGCAGCCGGTCCAGCCGGGTCGAACCGATGGTGCCGATGGACAACCCGAGCAGGTTACCGGGGAAGCCGGCGTTGTCGCGGATCGACCCATACTCGCTGGCGTAGATGTTGCCCGGCGGGATGCCGTATCGGCGCGCCCACGTCGTGATCCGGCCGATGTACTTCGCCAGGAAGTCGTAGCCTTCCGGCGTGCCGTAGTATGACTGCAGGTCGGAGCGCAGGCCGGCAGCGGTGGCAGCCGGGTTGCCGTTGGTCGCCACCCACGGGCGCAGCGCGATCAGTCGCTCCATGTCCGCGATGCTGCCTTCGAGCGTGCCGATGACACCGTCGCCGTCGTGAAACCCCGGCGGGTAAGCGATCCGCTGGATGTAGTAATACTGGTTGTAGATGAAGCCACACAGCGACGCCGGGGTCGGTTCGAGCGGGTGGTACGTCCAGATGACGTTCGTGTCGTGGAGGTAGCGCGTCGGGTCGTAGGTCGTCAGGATTTCCCAATTCGACCAGCCATCGCACGTCAAGACCACCGTGTGCTCCGGCATCGCGTCGCGGATGACTTGGTACAGTTCGGGCTGGTAATCCGTCTCCCAGTTGCCCGTGTACAACGCGCCCCAGTTCGGGAAGCCGGCCGGGCGCTGCACGGTCGAGCCGTTGCCCGGCGGCTCGTTGAACACTTCGAGGACGAACATGCTCGGGTCCGTCCAAGCGTAGCGCTCGGCCAGGATGCGCAGGTGCTCCTTGTAGGCCAAATACTCGGGAGCGCTGATGCCAGCGAACACGCGCGACGGCGGCATGATGCCGGCGAAGCCGGCGAGGATACCCGAGAGCGCGACACCGAGGTTGGCGTTCAGGATCGCCTTGACGGTGAGGTCAAACTGCGTGAGCACGAAGTCGAGCAGCGCCGTGTCGTTGCGGAGGATCGCTTCGATGATCGGCGTCGGCTCGTACTGCACGCGAACGTGATCGAAGCCGGCGTCGGCAATCTTCTTCAGGTTGGCCGTTCTGAAATGCCACGTGTCCGGCACGTCTTCGAGGTTGGCGTAGTCGCCCGGCCCGTCGGCGAAGAGGTAGGTGTTCGGCGCAGGACGCACGCGGGGCTCGCCGTCGATCTTGACGACCTGCATGCCGCCCAGCGGCCAGAAGGCGCAGATGCCCGTTACGCCGCGCCACGTCGCCATAGTCATGCGAAGTGTTCCTCGATCACGATCCGCCCGCGAGCGCCCGCAGTGCCGGCCTTGCCGCCGGTGCCCGCCGTGCCTCCCGAGCCGCCCGCGCCGACCGAGTAGGATGTGGCGACGAGGGTCGCGCCGGACAGCACGAACTCCGCACCCACACCCTGGCCGCCGCCACCGCCCGGCCCAGCCGTTCCTTCGGCACCGCCGCCCGGCCCGCCCATACCCGAGGCGAACGGAGGGTCGATGGCCGTGCCACCCTGCAGGCCCGGCTGGCCCCCGCCTCCCATGCCGCCGGCGGCGAAGGTGTAGCCGCCCGGCCCACTGCCGCCGTACTGGCCGCCGACGTAGTTGTACCCCGGCGGCGAACCCGGCGGGGTAAGTGTGCCGCCGGCACCGCCCAGGCCCACGCCGCCGGTGTAACGACCGCCCTTCTTGCCGCCGCCAGCCGTCCAGTCCCCGAAGGTGGTGTCGCCGCCATCCGTTCCGTCGCCAGCGCCACCGCCGCCACCGCCGCCACCGCCGCCACCGCCGCCCATGATGAACACCCGCGCCCAGACGCAGGCGGTTGTCGGAGTGTAGGTGCCAGCGCCCGTGATCGTGATGCTGATGACGTTGGGAGCCGGCATGTTGACGGCTGGCGCGCGGTACAGCGTCTCGAACCACACGACTTGGAACTGCTGGTTGCCCTGCGGATCGTCGGAGCCGGCCAGCGGATCGGTTTCTGCGCCGACCACGTTGTAGAAGAAACTGGGTCGATAATACGGCGAATAATCGGGATCGTCGACTGCCGGCACAGTGAACTCGTAGGTCAACTCCTGCCAGCCATCCGCCACGGTGTGGCTGGTATAACCGACGCCCGGCTTGAACTCGGTGTAGTTGAACGTCGCGTCGACATAGATCAACGCCAGACCGCAGGCAGACGGCGAGCCGCCGGTGTTGTCGCTGATGGCACGCGAGCGGACTTGTAGCGAGATCACCGTGCCCGGCACGCCGGGGATCAGGCCGACCGGGCCGAAGCTGTTGCACGACTGCGGGTTTTCTTCCGTCGTGTAGACATACCCCTCGCCGGACACCGTCGTGTAGGTGCCGGGCAGCGGAGTAGCCGCGGCCTGTTCGGGCGATCCAGCCTGCCCCTGGCCGCCTGTCCAGAACTTGCTCTCATAGACGAAGTTGCTCGGGAAGTTCTGGGCCTGCGACAGACGCGCCGATAGCTCGGCCGTTTCGGCCTGAAGCTCATGCCCCTGCGCGACGTACGCACTGTCGGAGGCTGCCGCCACGTCGCCGACGGTGTTCGCCAGTTGCGCGAACTCCGGCACGGCCAGCAGGTCGTCGTAGGTAAGCTGTTCGAGCAGCGGCGGCGTAGTCGAGACATCTTCGGCCGACACCGTCTGCGACGGGTTCACCCAGAAGATCGGCGTGTAGGGTGTACCCGGCCCGGTAAACGCCAGCACGTTCCACGCGGCGGCGATCAGCGACGGGAACTTGGTGGAACCAGTTCCCGGATCGGCCTGCAGCATGTAGGGGTAGGTGCCGTCCGACAACTGTCCGCGCGATAGCTCTTGAATGAGGCCGTCGGCTGCCTCGTCGTTGTACATGCGGATCGCGACGGCCGCACCGAACGATCCCTCGTACCAGGGCGCGATCACAGTATCAGACGGATAGCCATCGACCGGCGTGACGGAGCAGTAGCCCGAGAGCAGGGTGTACTTGTCGGTCGTGAAGTAGACTTGGAACGCGCGGCGCAGCGACAGGTACGACCAATCGACGTAGCCCCACTTCGCGAGCGCGACGGAGCCCCACGTGTGCGTATCGAGCGCATGCTGCCCGTCCGGCGTGTTCACACCAGCGGTGACCGTGCCACCCTGCCAGAAGATGTTGTTCGCCTGATCCCAGCCGACGCCGCTCTGCAGCAGGCGTTGCTTGATCACATCGGCAGTACCGCGGTAGTCGACGATGGTGCTGCCGTACAACTCGTCGGCCAGATTGAACGCCCACCAGCAGTCGAGGTTGTGCTCCGTCGACCACCACGGGATGATGTACCCCGTGTCGGCATCGGTGCCCTTGCCGCCGTTGATCAGGCCCAACGAGTTCTTGTACGTGAGCAGGAAGTCGAGCCCGGCCTTCGCAGCCGCAGTCGTCTTGGTGGCGAACCAGCTTCGCACCGGCACCTGATCGGCGATCAGCAGCGCGTAGACCAGCCACGCGATTGCGCCGCAGCGGATGATGCGGGTCGAGTGCTCGGTAATGGCTGCCTGATCGACCGCAAAGTTCCAACTTCCGTCGGGGTTCTGCGCGGCAAGGATCGCGTCGACCATGGCGGCAGCGGCCGCCTCTTCATTCCGCTGCATGAGCGCGATCAGTGAGACGCCCATGTCGTAGATGAACGACGTATCGTTGAAGCCGTCGTAGTACACCCCGCTCGTCGGGTCTTGCCCGGCTAGGTCGGCCGGCACATTGAAGCTGCGCGGCAGGCCAGACACCATCTGGTATTGCCCCCAGACGCGCTTGGTATCGGTGTTCACGACGCGCAGACGACCGACGGCAATCGGCGCGAGTGTAACCTCGAACGTCTTGTCGTCTTGGATGCCGACGAAACTCGTCGGGAACCCAGGCACGACGTCGTCAATGGCGTAGTAGTCCATCCGTAACCCAGGCAGGTTACCGGCGACGTCGTCGATGCCTTCGCTCCATCCGATGCCGACCTGCGCCGTGGTGCAGTCGTCCAACTGCTCAACGAGGCGCAGTGCGATGGTGCCGCCGATGGGGGTTGTACTGGTGATGGTGAACGCACCTGCGGACGCGACCGGATGCAGCTTGTAGGCGTAGTCGACGTCAGTCTCTTCAGTCACGAGAATTTGGTAGGTATAACCACCTCGCGCCGTGTACGCAGCGAGCGTGCCCTCGATGGTGTTGGTACCGCCGCGCGTGATGACGACGTCCGAGAACATGGACGTCTGGCCGGGCGTGTAGTCCTGATGGTTCCAGTATTGACGGACGTCGCCGGGACGGTCGATCTCCTTCCACGGCTGGCCGACAATGATGCGGTTCGTGTCGGCATCGGCGTCGGTCTGGTTCTGGTAAGTGATGACTTGAAACGACCACAAGCCAGCGGGCGGGCTGTTGATGACCGCGGTCCAGACACGGTTCGAGCCGATGCGCGCGATGAACTGCTTGACGCCATCGCAAGCGCCAAGGATGAAGTATGACCCGAGGTTGATGCCGCCGTCGTTCCACTCGGTAGTAGGGTCCGGCACGCCAGGGGAGGTATATCGCACACCGGCGTCGCCATCCATCGTCACGAACGGCACGTCGACCTTACCCGCGAAGGTAACCTTTTGGCCGGCGACGATGGGGAAGTACAACGGCGCTTCGACGATGACCGGCGTATGAGGTAGTGCGGGGTCGTGGTAGTTCGTCGGACCCTGGATCGAGCCTGTCCATGTGCCGGTCGAGTAGCGATCCTTGGTCGTGTCGGCGTTGATCACGACGCCGGAGCCGTACGGGTTACGCCCCTGCTGCTGGGCCAGGATCGCGTCGAGCGCCCGTTGCGCAGATGCCTCGGCCACGCTCTTCGACGCCGTGTCGCTCGAATAGATGTCGCCGCCGGACGAGAAGCGCTCGATGATCGTGCCGTCGAGCGACAGGCCGGCGGTCGTGCCCGAGATGCGGACGAGTGATACGCCCACGCCGCCGGGGGCTTTGCTGCCGGTCGAGATGTGATGGTGCGCTCGGTGGCTGTCGCGAAGGTCTACTGCCATGGGGTTCTCGCTACAGCGCCGGCACGCTCATCGACGGCGGCGACGCCTCAGTCGGAGTTCGGCGAAGAGAATATAGGCAGCGATCCCAAGGCACAAGATGATGCCTGTTGCGGACAGTTGGGTTAGCTGCTTGAGCCCCTGTTCCACCATGCCTGCCACCATGACCTGAAGGCCCCCAGAGGATCGGACTTGAACTGACGTACGAACGCAAAGCCTACGCCGATCAGTTCCATGCCGAACATCGAGACGAGGATGCCGACTGCTACAGTCGACCTCGGTCCGAGGCCGGCGTATTCGGCGATGGCGGCACCGAAGTATATGCCCAGTCCAAACCCGCCGAGGGCGGATGTCAAGCGGTCCCACGGCGTTTGATCGCGAGTGTACCGAAGGCCGATGACGACGCCGAGCGCCGGCGGGATAGCCGGCAGCAGAAGAAGCGCAAGTTCGTCCAGCCAAGCGGGCTTGGGCATGTCACTCCCCCTCTACTGCGCAGATCAGACGGTGTAGCCCTGCGCGTTGATCGACAGGTTACCCGTCGCGAACTGGGTCACCGCCGCCACGTTGAGCGCCGTGTTGGTGCTCCCGCGCAGCGGCGGCTCGAAGTTGAACGTCGTCGGCTGCACGACCGCGGCCGGCAGCGAACACCGCCAGATGACGGTCGAGCCATCCTTGACGACGAGTTCCGATGCCGTCGCCAAGGCGACACCAGCCGCAATCTGGAGCGACTGCAGGTAGTTCTTCTGACCGACGGCAGCGGCGGCGATGACGACGTCGCTGGTCTTGTTGGTGTAGCCGCCGGCTGGTCCCACGTAGGACCAGTCGGTTCCCGGCTTGCTCTCGCCCTCTCCGTGGCGAAACAGGCGCGTCGACATCTAACCCTCCCAGGTTAGTAGAGGCCGCCCATGGGGCCGACGTCGGCCGTGAAGGTGGTCGGCGGGGTGATGGCAGTCGTGGTGGCGTACGCCTCGCCGGTCTTCTTCGACGTGCCGAAGTTGCCGATAGGATGGCAGTTGATGCGCGCCGACGTCGAACTGCACTTGACGCCGACGTAGTAGCGGCCCGGCGGGAGCTTCTGCGGAATAGCGAACGCGATGCGCTGCAGCGCATCGGTGTCGGACTGGGCGGTCGACGTGCTCTTGGTGATGATGTTGCCCGCGGCGTCGTACAAGACGACGGTCAGGTTGCCGGCCACTGCCGAGCCGTTGAACACGGCGAAGCCGGTCACGTAGGAGGCGACCGCCAGCAGAAGTTCGGCGATGAACGTCTCGGTCGTCGCCGGGGTCACGTCGGTGCCGTCGGTCGACGCCTTCACGGGGACGCCGCCGGTGTGGCACGTGCGCGGGCTCGCGTAGTAGGTGCCGCCACCGAGGTTCGGAGCGGGCGAGCCGCCGATGGGGCCGCCGATATCGTTTCCCATGATGATCTCCTTTCGTGAGCGTCTTACACGACGCGGTTGGCCTTGACTATCCAGTTGACGACGAAGCTCGGCTGGACAACCGAGAAGCTGGCGGTCGTAGCGCTGGTGAGCGAGACGGCCAGAGACGCCGACGCCGAGAACGTGTGGGTGTGCGGGCTGCCAGCGAGGTCTACGCCGCTGCCGGACACGCCGACGTTCTGGTTGTTCGAATTCGTACCCGTAGTACCGCTGACCGTGCCGGTGGCCGTACCCGAGCCGGTAACCGCGGCCGTGCGGTTCTGCTGGCCGAGCGAGGCTCCGAGGGTCGTACCACCCGTCAGGTTGCCCTTGTCGGAGCCACCCATGTTGGCTTTGCCGACCAGGGCCAAGCCGCGCAGGTCCGGCAAGCCGAACGTGGTCGAGCCGTTGCCGACGCCGTAGGCGGTGCCGAACAGGGCGAACAGGTCGGCGTAGGTGGTGCGCGAGACGTTCTGGCCGTAGCACAGTAGATAGCCGGACGGCACCGTGCCTTCGCCCATGAGCCACGGCAGGACCGTGCCGACCGGCACGCCGACGCTGTCGATGGGTATCTCCTGGGCGTCGCCCGCACCTGTCCCGCGCCCGAGTAGTACGTTGGCACCGCAGGTGAGAGCGTGCTCGTCGTTCCAGTCCGACGGCTGCACCAAGCTACTGTCGACGCCGTCCGACTTGAGGCTCTGCTTCGCGTGCTTGAGGGAGATGGTCATCACACGCCTCGCTGCGTTCCGCGGCCAAAGGACTGCGGGTAGGCCCAGTTCGTCTGGCCGACCACGTTGCCCTTGATCGCGTCGACCCTAGCGCGCGCCTTCGCTTGGAGGAAGCTCTTCCCCCAGAAGATCGCCATGGTCGGGTTGGTCCACGGCTTGCCGACTTCCAGGCACAGGTCGCGTTGGATACCGGCCAGCAGATCGTCCCGGTACCGCTGGATGACCCAGTCGGGTAACGCCGGGTTGTTGTCGGCGTCCACGTCGCCGATGATCTTGGCGACGCGCGCCACCCACGTCTTTACGGTCGACGGCGTCGTGTGGATCGTCAGGCCGTTCGGCAGCGTGAGGCGGGCGCGGTCGCACCAGTAGATGTCGGGCAGGCGTACGTCCTGACTGTCGTACAGCGCCACCAGCCGGGCGATGCGGCCGGGCGGTACTTCGGTCGGCGTCAGAGTGTAGCTGTTCTGGCCGACGATCAGGTCGAACGAGATGTCTTCATACCAGAGGTTGGTGAAGGCCAGGAACTCGTTGGCGACCGCGTACAGCTTGGCCTGCGCGTCGCTGTAGATCACGCCGGGGTACTTCACCGTGACGTCGGTCAGGAGCCGGGTCATATCGGCAGAGGCGGTCATGCGGCACCCCGGAGCTTCTGCACGAAGGCCGCCGTAAGCACGCCGGCGCGCTGGTCTTCGTTGCCCTGCGCGTCCGTCAACTCGACGTGGCCGACGATGTACAGCAGCAGGGCGAAAGCGTACGCCTTTGGGAAGTTGATGTTGGTCAGCAAGTCCGCCTCGACATAGCTCGGCGGCTCGTCGAGCCCGCGGTAGAAGTCCGGCCGCAGGCGGTATGCCTCGGCCAGACCCGAGTTGAGCGCGGCCAAGTACCGGGTCATCGAGTACCGGACCATCCCAATGTCCTGGGACAGCGCCGACGCCTCGGTGAGATAGTCGCTGACGGTGCTGTAGGCCACGACCGGGTTCTCCTACGAAAGAGGGGCGGTATTACCCTGTCAGGTAATCCGCCCCCCCGCTGTTCCTCCGCTACGGCGGCGGCGTCGATCAGCCCTGGACGATGATCGCCTGGGACAATGCCTTGGCGTCGACGACCTTGTAGCCGTAGACCTGCAGGCCGCGCATCAGCGTGCCGAAGGTCCGCTCGGAGCGCAGCGTCTCCATGTTGGTCATCTGGCTGGCGAAGGTCAGGCCGTGCGAGATGCCGGCGTAGACCGCGTACTCGCCCGCCGCCAGACCGCCGGCGACGCCGGCCGGCAGCAGGTTGCTGACGTAGACCGTGAAGCGGTCGACCATGCCGATCCGGCCGTTGCGGATCATGGTGACCTGATCGCCGCTCATGTACGCCTGACGAAGCTCGGACTTCTTGATCAGGGTGGCGGCCCAGGTCGGCAGGACGATCCAGCGGCCCTGCTCGGGGATGTTCTGCTCGTCGAGCACCTGCCCGAGGCGCAGGATCATGTCGAGGACGTCGACCTGACCCGCCGACGGCGAGTTGGCGACGATGGACAGCGGCCCCGAGGACGTGACGCCCAGGTTGATGTTGGCCGAGATCGCACCGGCGGTCGCGCCGCGGTTGGTGGTGGCCTGCGCACCGTTCAGGATGCCCGCCAGCACCGACGTGTCGATGGTGATCTTCATTTGCTGGCCGGCGTCGTCCGACCACAGCGACATCAGGTTGATGTCCGACTGGACCTTCATCACGTCGTCGAGGATCGTGTTGAAGTACTTGCCCTGGTCGATATTCAGGTCGACCTTCGGCGCGGACGGACGCTCGACCGCCAGATCGCCGCCGGCGAGGTAGTCGCGGATGGTGATCGTCGGCTTGGTGCGAATGTGGACCACGTCGCCGTGGTTGCGGATTTCGCCCTCGTAGTCGGTATTGCTGATCGCCGCGAGCACGGTGGCCGCGTAGAACTTCTCGATCAGCTTGGCCGACCAGATTTCGGGGATGAAGGTACCCGAGTAGGCGGTCGAAGGCTGGCTGGAACCCGACGGATAGATCGCCGGGGTGGACATCGAAGTTGCAAGACCGAAGGCCATGGTAACCCCCTTGGGTAAGGGGGCTCCATGGTCAGTAGAACCCCCGGTTAGCGGATGCGTCCTTCAGCGGACGCTGCGAAAATCTCAGCTTCGTGAGCCGCCGCTTCCTCGGGCTTGTAGTACCCCCGCGCCTTGGCGGCGTAGAAGGCTTGGACATCAGCGCGAGAGTAGATCGGCTTGGCTTGCCCGTTCAGATCGACGGGGACGGTCGCGTTCGGAGCGCGGCCCGGTGCGGCGAAAGCCACCAGCGGTACTGCCTGTCGGGCGGCTGGGGCCGGGGGGCTGCCAGCAGCAGGGACGGGCGCGGCCGGTGTAGCCGCTTGGCCCAGAAAGGCCATCATGATCGCCGAAAGTTGCGGACCGTTGCCGGAGCGCCATGCGTTGGCGAACAAGTCCTTCCGCTTAGCACCGCTCATGGGGTCTGTCAACTCCAGCCACGGCAGGAAGTTCGGATCGGTGTCGACGTCGTCGAACGTGCGGCCGGTGGGAGCGAGCGCGGCCGAGACATACTGCTTGGCCGCCTGCTGCGCCTGGATGGCGGTCGTCTGGACCACGTGCTGCAGATACGGCGACACCTCGCGCAGCAGTTCGGCACGAGCGCGGGCGGCCGAGTTGTCGGCCATCCGCTCCATGACCGCGACGACTTCCGGCCCCAGCAGGGCCATCTCGTCTTCGGACAACTCCACCTCGGGCGGCGGGGTGTTCGGCAGGTTGAACGGCGGCGGGGTGGGCGGGGCCGGCGGCTGGGCAAGCTGCGCCTCCATCTCCCGACGCAGGCGCTCGGCGGCGCGCAGCCGGCCGCGCATCGAGCGCAGCGTGTGCTGGAACTTGGCCAGTTCGACGTTGCCCTCCGACGGCAAGGCCAGGGCCGCGTCGATCTCGGCCTCGGTCATCTCGGTCGGGTTGGGCTGGGGAGGCGCAGGCTGCACCGGCGGCTGAGGCGGGGCCGGCGGCTGGGGAGGCTGGACGATCTGAAGCGGCGGCTCGGGTGCCTGAGATTGGGGAGCCGGCTGGGGAACCGGCTGCGGAACCGGCGACTGGGGCGGGGCCGGCGTGTTGGCGGCGATCACCTGGGCCTGCAGGGCGTCGGCGCGCTCGGCCATGGCTCGGACGGCGGGCGGCACGAACGCCTTGTCGGCGTCGGTCAGGGGGGCAAGAGCCATGGGTTACCTCGGGGGGTTAGCGTCGTGGTGGCGCTTCAGCCGCTCGCTGCACTCGGCCAGCAGCACGCCGGCTTGCTTGCAGAAGCGCACCCGGCCCTGAACATGCGCCATGACAGGGGTGGCCGGGTTGCTGTCGATCAGGGCGGAAGTCTCCAGATCGAGCCAGTCACCCCAGGCTTCGATCAGCTTGGCCCATGCTTCGCGGTTGGTCGCCCGAAGCGAATGCGCGGCTTCGACGAGCCGCAGGTGATGGTCTGGGAGGATGTCTTTCGCCACGCCGCGATAGTGGCGCTACCTGTTTTTCAGGTCAATACCTTTTTGGCCCATCTCTTCGATATCCTGATAGCGAGCCGGGGCGGCTGCGCCACTAGGCGTGCGACGGGCGTACTCGTTGATCGTGCGCTCGGCCGGCGTCCCGCCGGTCAGCTTGTCGAGCGCGAAGCGCGAGGGCAAGAACTCCTGGCGGGAGCCCTTGCCCTTCGGAACGTGGTTCGGGGGGATGCGCTGGCCGATCTTCACGGCCCGGCCCGATCAGTAGGCGCTGGTCTTGCCCGGCTGGGCGCGCTGGCTGCCGCGGTTCGGGGCCATCTGACCCGACGGGCCACCCTTGGCAAAGCCGCCGACCGAGCCGTTCATCGGGTTGGCCGTCATGCCCGGCATCGCCCGGCCTGCGCCCGAGTGCGGGGCCATGTGGCCGCCGCCGGCAGCCGATGCGAACTTGCCCGACCCGGAGCCCTCCTGCGAGGATACGCCGGCGCGCTGCGGCCCGCTGGACCGGCCCGGCCCGCTGATCTTGCCCACCTGACCGGACGGGCCGCCCGAGGCGAAGTCCTTGTTGCTGCTCGAAAGCACCTTGGCCATGGTTGGCTCCTAGTTCTGCATGCGCACGGCGCGCTGTCTACCCATGCTATTCTGACGGGGACCCGCTTGCAAGCTGGATTTCTGGACGGGGGCCGGCATCCCGCCACCGCCCGGCCCGCCGCCAGGGACGCCACCCGGCCCTCCCTGCGCCGGTTCGGGCGGCTGCATCGAGTGGCCGGGCTGGCCCTGCATCGCGGCGAGCAACTGGGCCTGCTGCTCCTGGGCGCGAAGCTGATCCTCCGACGGGATGATGTTCGCGCCGGGCATGCCGAGTTCCTGCGACACGGCACGGAGCACCTGGGCGCGCCCGTTCGGCCCCATGATCTGCATGTCGATGGGGTTCTGCGTGATCTGCAGGAACTCCAACTGGCGGGTGCGCTGCGTCTCGCGCTGCATCGCCACGGCCACGCCACGTACTACAACCTTCTCCGTGCCATCCAGCACGTCGGTCGTGTCGGTCAGCAGGATCATGTCGAGCAGGTGCTGCAGCGACGGATCGAGGATGTCGCGGTCGATGTTGGCCGCCACGGTCTGCAGGATTTTCGAGGCGTTGCCCATGAGCATCGCCAGACCGCTGGCAGTGCGGCCGGCACCGCCACCTGGGCTGTTACCCTGCAGGTAACGCGGGATGGCCGACACGTCGTCACCCATGGCCATCCACGCCTGCAGCACGTTGAGCAACTGGGCGCTGTTGTCGGTCGGCTGGAAAAAGTCGACCGGCTTGTCGGTGGAACTGCCCGAGGCGAACGGGTCGCTCTGCACGTGCCAGCGCTTCCACGGGTAGATGTCGTCGCCCGTCTCGCCGCCAGACAGGCGGTCGTCCTTCACGACAACCTGCGGGCCGGACGCCAGCGCTTGGTTGTTGATGATCGAGCGGAACGTCGAGTTCACCGCGTTCTGCAGGTCGCCGAGGATGTCCGGCAGGGTGTTGCCGACCGGCGTGCCCGGCATCTTCTCGAAGCTGGTGACGCAATACTTGTGGCGACGGCCGAAGCTCGGCGCGAGTTGTACCTTCAACACCGTCGGGCCGACACACCATGCCTCGATGGTGTAGTCGCGGACCGGATCGTCGATGGCCGCCGGGTCGATCCCGTGCTGCAGCAGCATGAGGCCCTGGACGTTGCCCGAGAACTTGAAGCCGGTGATCAGTCGCGACACGTTCCACAACGGGTTCTCGCGGCTTTCGAGCGCGGCACGCTGGCTGTCCGTGCTCTCCCAATCGTCGTTGAAGCCGGCCTGCCCGTAGTTCGTGAGCACGAACCGCACCGCGTCGTGGTCGTACCCCGGCAGGTCAAGCAGCGCGTTCAGATCAGCGCGAGTGTACCGCACGCGCTCGATCATGTCGGCATCCTCGATCCGTGAAACGCCGGGCGTCCACCACAGGTCGAACGGCGAGACGCGCGACCAGACGAACCGCGGCTTGTTCACGGTGAGCGGCTGGCCGTTGACCCAGTCCACGACCGGGAAAATCTTCACGTCCGGCCCGTGCATGCATGCGACCGGGAACAGGCAGATGTCGATCAGGAACTCGGCGAGCGCGTTGTAGAACCCGCCCTGGTGCAGAAGGTCGTCGATCTTGTCTTCGGCGATCTTCGCCTTCTCCTTCATCTTGCGCTTGATGCCGGCTTTCAGTTCCTGGTAGAGCGACTGTGTCCGGTCGCGGATCGCCTCTTCGCTGATCTGCTGGCCCGACTGCTGCATGTCGGACACTTCGATGTATATCTTCTGCGTCAGCGCGCGCAGTGCCTCGACGGGGACGTCCGGGTCACCGGGGATTTCGAGCCCCCACGGCCGGTCGGCGTTCAGATAGACGTCGCGCAGCAGGCTCGACGCGGCTCGCGCCTTCATCGCGATCAGCCGGAGGTATGCCTCCGTGCCCTGGAACTTCTTGATCTCGGCGAGGTGCGACGGCTCGTACTGGCCGTTGAACGCACGCAGCGCGGCGAGCAGCCGTTGGCTCCAACCGGCAGCGCTGTCGCGATGGCGACGGAACTCGTCGTAGCTCTTGCGGATGAAGGCGTAGAGGTTGGTCGCGAACTGGGGTGGAACCTGCAACGACTGCATCTGCACGTCGGCCTGCGCGCGCTGCGCAACAGCATCGGATTGAAGCTGGTCAAGCTGCTGGTTCGACGTGAACTGGATCATACCCGCCGAGGGCGGCGGTGCCGATACTAGGTCCGTGGCGGCCATCTTTTACCTCGGCGGGTATCTAGGCAGAGTGGAGTGCAGAGCGTAAACTGCAGGAAATCCAGAGGATTTGCAATGCCCGATCCAGTGAACCCGTGCGCCGACCTCCTGGCCGACGACGCTCGCCTCTCCCGACTTGCGATGGAACTCGCACGGGATATATACCCCGCGAAGCAAGTCTTCGCCCTGTTCAAGATCACCGAGGCCGACTTCGCCGAACACATCTCCTGTTCGCCGATCTTCATGACGTACTACGCCGAGGCGCGCGAGGTGTGGAACTCGTCGACCAACGCCGCTCAGCGCGTTGCCCTGAAATCCGGCATCATGTTCGAGCAGTGGCTTGAGACGGCCAACCAGATGCTCCACGACAACCGCGCGCCGGCGGCCGACCGCATCAAGCTCGGCACCTACCTGTCGCGGCTGGCCGGCTTCGAGAACGTCCACAACAACCCTGCCCTGCTTGAACGCGAGGGCGGCACCGGGAAGTCGACGGTGATCATCAACCTGGGCCACGGCCGCCCACAGGTGAAAATCGAGAAGGCGCTGGGCGACGACGCCATCGACGTACCCGCAGAGGTAACGACCATCGACGACCACGGCCGCTACGTCCACATGCAGGCGGTTCGAGGGGCGACCACCGTCCACGCCGCCGGCGACCCCCTCCCGCCGGTGCCCCAGCCGCCTCTCCCGCCCGAGCACCTGCCCACGGCACCGACGCTGGTCGGCATCCGGCCGTCCCTGGCCGAGATGCGCTTCGGGGCCGGGCGCACCCAGGTCGTCACCGACGTCACCCCCGCCTCGAAGGAGCCCCCCCGGCTATGATCGACAAGGAGATCGTCTTCACGCCGTCGCAGACGGTCGCCGACTTCATGGTCAGCAATGCGTTCTTCCGCCTCATCGCCGGCCCGGTCGGCTCGTCCAAGACGACCGGCTGCATCTTCGAGCTATACCGGCGCGCCGCGGAGCAGGAACCCGGCCCCGACGGGTATCGCCGTACCCGTTTCGCCATCGTCCGGCAGACGCTGCAGCAGTTGAAGCAGACGGTGCTGAAGGACATCCTGCTCTGGCTGCCCGGCATCGCGCGCTGGAAGGTGTCGGAGAGCACGATCTACATCGAGTGCGGCGACATCCGCAGTGAGTGGATGCTCATCCCCCTGGAAAACATCGACGATCAGCGCCGGCTGCTGTCATCCCAGTTGACCGGGGCGTGGCTGTCCGAGTGCATCGAGATGAACTACCAGTTGGTCGGCCCGATCAGCGGCCGTCTCGGCCGTTTCCCCGACGCGAACCACGGCGGCTGCACGTGGTACGGCATGATCGCCGACACCAACATGCCCGAGGAAGGCGGCGAGTGGCACAACGCCATGGCCATCGACACGCCGCCGGAGATGATGGTCTTCATCCAGCCGGGCGGCCTGGAAGAGCACGCCGAGAACCTGCAGTGGCTCAACCAGACGAAGGAAACGCTCAAGCTGCCCGAGAACGACCCGGTGCGCATCGAGCGCGGGCGCGACTTCTACCGCCGTCTGGCGCGCAATCCTTCACCTGCGTGGGTAAACCGCTACGTCCACGCCAAGTACGGCATCGACCCCGCCGGCAGCGCCGTGTTCGCCCAGACGTTCAACTTCAAGTCCCACGTCGTCCCGAGCCTCGAACCGGTCCGCGGCGGCATGATCATCATCGGCCAGGACTTCGGCCGCGACCCGTTCGCCGTGATCACCCAGATGACGCCGACGGGCCAGCTTCTCTGCCTCGAAGAACTCGCCGCCGACGACATCGGCCTCGAAGTCCACATCCACCGCAACCTGCGACCGCGCCTGATGGACCCGCGCTACCTCGGCTGCTCGGTGGTCGTGGTCGGTGACCCGGCCGGCACGGCGAAGGACAGCCTGTTCGAGATCAACTCGTTCGACCTCCTGAAGCGCAACGGGTTCGTCTGCTTCCCGGCGTCGACGAATGACCCGGACGCCCGCATCCGCGCCGTCGAAAGCTGGCTCACCCGCTTCACGATGCAGGGGCCAGGGATGCTGATCGACGGCAGCCGGTGCCCGACGCTCGTCAAGGCGATGAAGGGCGGCTACCGCTACAAGAAGTCGAAGCCCGACCAGTTCTCACCGACCGGCGAGAACAAGGCCAAGCCCGACAAGACGAACTTCAGCCACGTGGCTGATGCTCTTCAGTACGCGGCACTGGCGTGGGAGCCGGGAGCGTTGTCGTACCTGACACGCCTGACGTTCGGCCGAGCGCAAGCTCGACAGCAGGCCCCTCGCATCTCTCCGGCTGGGTGGACCTGACCACTTGGTTGAGCGCGAGGTTGTACGCCGCGCTCCACGCCTTCCACGCGATGGCCCGGCGCTTGTCGGCACCTTGGGGCCGGTCGCCGGTCCACCACCTGACGAACGCATCCCAGACCGGCCCGCGGCGCTCCGGCAGCCACACCTTGTCGGCGGGGTGGAACGACGCACCTCGGGCGGCAGCAGCCCTGATCTGCTGGCGGTAGCACTCGACGCAGCGCTTCGTCTTGACCGAGACGTTCACCTTGACCCAGCGCACCCGCTCGCAGTCCGGGCATATTACCCGGCGAAGTTTGTTGGCTGGCATGGCTACTGGACTTCCACCCAGTCGTTGGCCAGCAGGTCGGCGGCCGAGCAGAGCCACGGCATCAGCGAGTTGTCGGCCGTCTTGATCTCGACGTACGGCCCCCGATAGTGGTTGTCGTCGGTGAGGCCAATGCCGGTCACGCGGATGCGCAGCCACATCCCCTTGCCGTTCCACCCCACGCGAGCGACCTTCTTGCCGCGGCGCATGCGCTCGATGGCTTCTCCCAGCCCCATGAACTGTTGCTGCTGGGCCTTGTTGGCCGCGCTGTCGGAGAACTTGAGCGGGGCGCTGGTGTTCAGGCTCGTCTGGCTGGTTTGGGCTTTGAGATTGTCCATGTTCTACTCCTTCGCGAAGACTTCATCCAGCGGCTTGCCCGCCTTGAGGCGGTAGTACGCCCTCGTGTACGGCACGCCGAGATCGCGGCAATGCACGATCAGCGACGCCGTCTTTCCGAGCCATGTGATGTCGGTGCGGATGCGCGTCTCGTCGTTCAGGAGGGTGTAGCCTCCCTCGACGATGGCGGCACGCAGCGCTTCGACCGAGTGCTTGACGTGGCCGAACTCCCAGTTGTCGCCGTTCATGGCCTCGGGCTTGTCGCGCGGCCAGTTTCGGATCGGCAGGGGATGGCTGGGGTCGACGGCGAGCTTCTTGAAGTGGTGCTTCCAGATCGCGGCACGGTGGCGCACGTTGGCGCACTTGCCCACGTAGGCGATCCTGAGCGTGGGACACAGGAGCATGTACACCCCTGGACCCTTCGGAAGATCGGACGGCTTCTGCATGTGATCAGTCCTTGATGAACCCCATCGACTTCAGCAGAGAGATGCGGCAGACCTCAAGCACCGCGAGCGCAGTCGAGCACTCGACGTTGCTCATCGACATGCTGACGGCGAAGTCGTCGGTCGAACGCCGGAACTTGACGACCATTACCGAGTTGTAGGCCGGATCGTCGCCCTCGAAGTCCGGCATCGCTTCGTGCAGGCACTCCAACGGCGTCCAGAGCGTGTTGTCGTCTTTCTCGTCGACGCGACGAGCACCCAGGCTCACGATCTTGTCTTCGGTCATATTACCTCTGCGGGTTACAGTTCGTCGTTGAGCGCGAGGAAGATCATCAGGATGACGGCAACGAGGATCGCGATCATTTATTTCCTCCACGAGTCCGCATCTCGGACACCTGCTCTCTCGTAAGATAGAACACCTTCACAGGTGGGTTTGGGGAGTGGAACCTTTACCATCTGTCAAACAGCCATTGATCGAGGGTCATGTTGGACCTGTGGTACGGCACTGTGGGCGGGTGGGAAGCTGAACGCGAGCCTGTAGCAGCTTTGGAAGAAATCGAAGTCGATGGTGATTGTGGCTTCGTTGTCGACGACGATGTCGCGGACGTGCGGATAGCGGTTGTAGAACCATGCGATTGCTTGGTTACGCGCGATATCACGCGAGCCACGAGCCGCGTCGTCGAGTTCCGCAGCCGGCACCATGTAAGCGAAAGTGGAACACGGCTTGCCAAAGTAATACTCCTTGCCGGGGTACTGCGTTGGGGGTGGGTGGTCGTACATGAGGGGAGTGTAGCGTGAGATGGTGTGGATGTCAAACGGGTATAGTTGGGATTTTGGGCAGATTTATTTTTGGGACCCCTAAACGAAAAACGCGCGCACGCCCCCGCCTGTCCATTTACCCCCGGGGGTGGGCTGGCGGACGCTTGTGCCTAGACGTAGGACAGGGAAATAGGAGCGAGGCTAGCGATACAGTGTTTCGGCGGGACGCGGGCTCTTGAGGCAACCGTCCATTCAACGCCAAAAACGCCAGTAAGCTAGACGGTAGCAAGCCGAGGCGGAGAACGCCGAGGTTCCCCCTCCGGGGACGGGTCGATAGGATCGGCCGTCAATGCCGGGTAGAGCCTACCGCCGAATTAGGCGGAGCGTTTGGATGGCGCGGGGCAACCTGCGCGGGTTCGCTAGACGACCGGCACCCATTAGCGATGGATGACCCGGATCACTCACACGGAAGCGGCCAAACGCAAGAGCAATCGGGAGGCGACAGAGTGTCCTTAGGTCTGGACACTCGCCTCCCCATTGGCAAACCGCGCGGTGGCGGTCATTCGACACTAACCCCACAAGGCAAAGCGAAGCTCGAACGGCCGCGCGGTTTCCCAATGCAATGGTTGTATGACGGAGGTGCAATTATGAAGCGCAAG